CGGTGCGTTGCCCGCTCCACGAGCGCGCCCAAGATCGCCATCACGACGACAAACGCGACGGCACTCCACGACCAGCGGTCTGCCCGGCTCATCGTGTCGCCTCCGCTGCGGCCTCAGCGAGGTCTCGGAAAGCCAGCACCCACGCCCGGCGGCTCTCGGCCGTCACGGGTCCGCCAGAGGTGCCGACCGCCTGGTCAAGGAATTGGTGGACGGCCGCTTTCACTTTCGGCTGGCGGTCACCGAGGCTCTCGCCCTTCATGCGAGCCTCGCGGGCGGCGATGCGGAGATCGTCGAACGCCACGCCTGTCTTCAGCCGTGGCTCGGCGGTCTTTCCATCGAACTCGATGCAGTCTGCCAGTTCGCTGAGCAAGGCGGAAAGCATCGCGGCGTCTTCCGCTGCGGTGGCACCGACAAACGCCCCGCGCAGGGAAAACGCGTCCGGCGGCAGCGGGGCAGGGGGTGGAGCGGGCGTCGCATGCCGGTTTGCGTAGCTGAAAGCAGCCGCAAGAAGCAAGGCTGCGGCAGCGACGTGCCTCGGGTCGACGCTGATCGGATGTGCGGCGAGGTAGGTCTTTACCCGTTCGGTGACGTCCTTGCCGAAAAACAAGTACGCCGCGAAAGCCAGGAACGCTGCTGTGATCATGCTGCCCTCACGAGCGGAAGAAGAGTTTCGATGGTGCCAGCAGCGATCGCCAGGACGAGCGACCGAACCACCGGGCGAACCACCACGTATAGCGGCCAGGCCAGCAGCGGCACGCAGCGGTCTGCGAGCGTGTCGAACAATGCCCCCGCCGCCTCGACCGCGATTTCTTTCTTCTGCGGTCCCGTCAGCGTTGCCACGGCGTCGAGCGTCTGCACCGAGAGCCGCAGCAAGGCGGTCAGCAGCTCGCCGAATTCGGCCCACGTCAGGCCGTCGCGTGCCGCGTCCTTGGCCGCCGCGATAAATGCGGAAACCTTGTCCGCGATGTCTTGGAACGGCGTGGTGGCTTTCACTGGAGCGTCTGAGATCATGTAAGGCGTCCTTTTCTATTCCGAGTCTGGACTATTACCGTCGCCGCCTTGCAGATTGCCGCCCGATGACAGAACGTGGTCCTGCATCCACTGGAAGAAAAACTGGTAGCACTGAGTCGCCTCCTCGAGTGCTTCCAGCCGCTCAAGCCTGTAGGGCTGCTTCCAGACCTCTTCGCTGTTCCGCACGATCTTGCCGTCCGCGTTCTCTTCGCGGAGGTAGACGTAGAGCAGGCCGAACTCCACGACGATCCGCCGATGCACGACGTCACTCATGGGGGTCCTCCAATTCAGCGAGCAAGTCACCGTTGACCGCTAGGGTTTTCAGACTGAACGGCACCGCCTTCGACACCTGACGCTCTTCCCATTCCCGAGCCGTCCATCTGGCCTGCACGCAGGTCACCATCGCGGCGACGCACGGTGACAGGGCAAGGCTGCTCTCCGATGCCTTGACTTCCTCGGGCGTCGGCGGCTTGGGTCGCGGCGGCTTGAATCGGAGGCTCCGGTCGAGTCGCAGCGGTAGCCGCCAGACATTTCGCAGCCGCACGACCTGGTCTTTCGTGATCGTGTACCGCACGCACAACGCCGCAATCGGGATATGCTGCCCCCAATCACGCCGAAACTGCACGCTGTCAATCCGTGCCGTATTACCCGCCATGCGTTTGCCACCTCATGACGCAACGCTGCGACGGGTTCAGGTACAACCCCAGCCCGGTCGCCTTGGCGATGCTCTCGTGAAACGGAACGTGCTCGCAGTCGGCACCGTCGTAGGTGCCCGCCAGGTAGGCGTCGGTGCGGTAGATGCACAAGCCGCCCATGGCACTACACACCGGCACAGGCGGGCTGCCGACCGGAGGCAACCAGTGATGCTTCCAGGCCCCGACCCCCGCCGTGTAGTCATCCCAGTACGAGTTCAGCCGCAGCGCCCAGCAGTCGTAGTGCAGCCAGACGTCAATGGGGCGAGTTTCGCCGGATGCGTTTGTCTCGTATGCCGGGTGCTGCAGGAGCGAAACGCTGGCCATGCCGTACGCGTCCGGCAGTTCCATGAGCCAGCTGATGCCGTTCAAAAAACCATCAGCCGACCAGCCGCCCCACGCGTCGAGGTCGACAACCACCACGTAGTCCGAGTCGGCGGCGCAGTCGCGGACCCACCGCTGGCAGGCCGTGCGGTACTCAGCCAGGGCCTCTGTGCGTCGGCCCGCGAACTCCGTGGAGAACTGCTCACGGCCGAGCACCTGGTAGCCGAACGTGATCTGCCGGTGCTTGGCTGCAAACTCCGCCAGCACTTCTACGGTGTCATCGGTGCAATCGTTCGATTCGATGTGGCACGCCCACTCCCAGCACCGCGACGTTATCTGTCCGACCCGCAGGAGGTTTTGACGCAGCGACAGGCCGCAGTTTCGAGCCAGCCCCACGAACGCCACCTTCGACCTCGCAAGCCTGCCCGAGGCGGCCGCCACATGCCGGTCGTACGACTCGACGAACGGCGGCGACGGGCGGAGGAGGTGCTTCGGGATGTTCACCGAACCACCTCGTCAAATGCCTTGGCTATCCACCGCATGCGTTCATCCATCGGGTAGACGCCGCACGGGTGGTAGACGAAGTCGCCTCGCTGCCAGTAGCCGCCGACTTCGTCTCGTTCGTTTGCGGGTCGATTCCACACGCACGAGTTGAACGCCCGCAGCGGAGCGACGGTCACAACGTCGGGCCGGTCCGTCGCAATGTCCGCCAGCCAGGTCTGCCAGCCGCAAGGCATCGCAGACCAGTGGTCCTGAGATTCAGCAATCGTCCGAAGCAGAACTCGGCTTTGTGCGGTGTTCCGCCAGACAACGCTGCCGCAGTTCAAGCGGTTCCATTCGACGATCCCTTCCTCGCAGACGGTCGCATGAGGGCCGATGCAAGGCAGTTCATGAATCGGCAGACGCATGTCGGTCACGATTGCGTCGCAGTCGAGGCACCAGACCAAGTCGAAGCGGTCGAGGTACTCGCAGATCAAGTGCGTGTTCGCGACCGCCTGCTCGTAGGGCTGGTTGTCGCAGACCAGCGTGTAGCCGTGCCGCAGGCAGTACTCCAGTTTGTTCGGCACCGTGAGGGCCGCAAGCTCAGCGACGTTGCTTGAAACGCTGGTAACTAGGGCGACGTTCATGCCGCCGATATTGGCGGCTGTGTCAAGCTAAGCGGGCCAACAGCTTGCGGAGCGTGGCGGCTGTCGCATCATCCGGCACATAAGCCGTCCGCAGCCGCGCCTCGGCGCGATAGACAGCCTCCCGCTCCTCGTCGGTGAGCGTACCCTCGCCCTGCACGCTACCCTCGCACGGTGTAGCGTGCGTGGCGTGTGTATCCTCGGCGGGCTTGATAGGCTGTGACCTATCAAATTGCCGCAGCCGCTCGCGGAACATGGCGTCGGCAAGCTCGTAAGCCATCGTCGCGTAGGAATCATCTGACGCCAGCAGGTCGTCGTGCGGATTGGCAAGAATCCCCGTCAACGCCGCAGCGGCGAACGAGTCGCGGAGATCGACACGATCCGGCGATATGTCGCCGTTTCTGTGCTGTTGCGTCATGTCACCTCCGGTGGCTCTGGCAGTGGCATCCAATGCGTCGGGTCGCTTACGCATTCCCACGTCCACCTGTTTTTGTATTCCTCGTCACGCTCAAACCACGCCGTGTCGAAGCCGTTCGTCCTGCTCCACGCCAGCACTCGCACGCCCTGACACTGCCACTCGCCAAACGGCGTCACCGGCAACCGCTCGCGCACTGGAATCCAGCGCGGCAGCAGTTCGCTCACAGCCGCTATTGCATCGTCGCCGCCCTGGCGGATGCGGATGTCGAGTTCCTTCATGCGTCCCATTGCGTTCCACTTTCTGGAATCACTCCACCAGCCCCGGCGTCTCGTAGACCAACTGCCGTATGTGCTCTAGGTGCTCTCGCGTCTCTGCTGACGGCGAGCCGTGTTTGCAGACGCTGCGGCAATACTGGTCGATGTTCCACAGGGTCGACTTCGCTTCGCTGCCCTGGCGGGCGGCGTCGAACTCGGACTGCTCGTCTGGCAAACGGAATCGAAGGATGGCGTGTGGCATGGCGAAACATCGGTTGAAAGAAACAAGTTCCGAGGTTTTGTGAAGTGGCAGTGGGTGGCGGACTTCCGTGCCGCCACCCACTGCCCGCACCGGCAAGGAGGTCAGTTGCCGTAGCGAATCACGGCGAACCAGCCGCGCCGCACCGGGGAGTATGCAACGCCACGCTCGACGATCTTGTACCGGCCATAGAAGCAGCAGTTTCGCTCTGCGGCGTCAGGCCCAGTGGTCGAGAACCCGATCCCTTCCCTACGGCCCCCAGCGGTGCCGCAGTGCCGAAGCACGCCCGTGCGTGCCATCGACTCCGCGTCGGCTTGAGCCGATGAGATCGAAACGCGGCGCGCGTAGATGTTCGTGTCCGCCGAGGCCACGCTTGCACAGAAACACAGAGCCAAGCACAAAAGAAATCGCATGTCGTACTCCTTGAAGTATCGCCGCCAATCCGTTGGCGGCCTGTTGCCCATACTGCACTGCAAGTCAACTGTCCTTGATCGCCGGAACGTGCCTCGTGTCAACCACCGGAGGAAGCCACGTTGTCAGGTACCGCCCTTTGATCCCGAGCACCTTCAGCCGGTGTTTGACCCACGGTGAATGGTCCAGAGACTTCATCGAAAGCACCTCGTCCAGTGGAGTCGGTGCTGGAGGCTCGCCTTTCAACCGCCTCATGAGTCGAATCCTTTCTCCTCAATGAAGTGCCGACCAAGATGCCGAGGACGAACGTCGCCCCCTGAACCGCGACGCCGACACAAATGCAGCAGAGTTGTTCAATGGTCATTGGTTTGCAGGACGGCTTGGGCCTGCTCCTTGGTGGTGACAACGTGGCATGCCGCGCCGCCTTGGGTTCGGATTTCTTCCATGCGGCGGTTCTGGATTTCGGTCGCCTTTTTTCCCGGCTGCTTGACCTCCAGGAAGACGGCACGACCGGCCTTGAGGCACAGCAAGTCAGGAACGCCAGCCAACTGGTACGGCCCGCCGTGGATCTTCATGACCCACCAGCCGGATGCTTTGGCTACCCGAACAATCGTGGCGACTATGGATGACTCGCGTGGCAATCCTTTGCCCTCCGCACTGCGTCGCCGTTGAAACAGCGGCGACAGTGTTCGCATACCCCAACAATCGAATCCGTGAGATTGAGCGGGCAATCGTCGGCAATAGGTTCCGAACTGTCAAGGTCATATCCGTTCCGAAAAACGACAGGTGCTATCGCTGCTGGCGGCACCTCGCCCTTGTCGCACTGGTACGAGTGGAACCATTGCAAGTCTTTCGGAGCGATCTTCTGGAAGCGGTCAAGCCGATCCCAACTGCTGCGGTCGACGGACAGGTGCAGATAGACGTTCGGCCTCGGCGTAATCGTCGCGGCGATCTCGGGCTTGCGGCTCACCACCCATTGAGGCACGCCTGGCATCAGCGTCGCCACGGTGTCGATGCACTCCGGGGTCTCGGCAACGGGGTCGCCGCCGCCACACCAGCGGATGTACGTCAGCCGCATCCGCTTCGCTTCCAGGGCGATGCGGTGTGCCAGCCGCCTCGGTCCCGCTCGCAACGCGTTCAGTAGCCTGTGCTGCTTGGCAAGGCTGGCCGACCATGTCGACGGTCCCTTGGCGAAGTAGCACGTCGAAGAGCAGACCACCGTCGGCGTACAGGTGCCGATGATCGGGAAGTTGAGCGAGTGGCCTGTGACTTTGTTTATAGAAAAGGGGTTTTCGTCCGCACCGAGTACGTCATTGTGGCCCTGCGTCTTGCCCGCGAGTGTTTGCACGCTCATTCGCGGAGTCTGCCACCAGCGTCAAGAACTGCCCCACGCGGTCTTTTAGCGTCTCGTTGTTTGCGGCCATCCACTCCAGGTACTTCCGCCCGTTCGGCTGCTCGTCGGCCTCGGCCAACGTCAGACCAGTGAACCTCCCGTACTTGAAGCGAAACTCGGCATTGTCAGTCGGCGCGGCGCGTGCCACGGCAACGGCGGGAACCCGCAGCATCACGCCGCAGAACACGCACTCAAGCACGTCCTCCGGTCCGCCCTTCCTCGGGGTCTGCGTGTCGATCCGCTCCCATCTCGCGGCGTTGCATCGCGGGCACGGCTGGGCGTGCGGGTGGAAGTCAATCATGAGGGCGACTCCCAGTTGTCTGGCAAGTCAACCGGTGGCTCGCCGCCATGCAGCAGTGCGTAGATCAAAGCCCGAAGGTCAGACCGCTGCCTTTGCAAAACCGCCCTGGCTGCGACGCCAGCAGGGCCGTCGCCGCAATCGGCTTCCAGTGCCTTCAGAGCCTCGCACAACTGCTCGTGGCAGTTCGTCAGCTTCCACAAGAAAGCAAAGTAGTCTTTGGGGTTCATCGTCTGCACGCCTCTTGCAAAGCCCACGCAAGCGTCTGCGTTGTTGTCCTCGCTCTGCCGCTCAACTGGCCAAGGTGAACTCCGCACTGCTTGTAGGCATTTTTGAACTTTCTAATTGAAAAACAACGCAACTCGGCAGGCGTCAGCCCGGCTGCTTTTTGCGCTCGTTCTGCCCAGAAAATATCGTAAAGCGCAGCGTGGTCTTTCTTGATCCACTCCCACACAACAGCGGGGCTGGCAACGTTTGGCATCTCATCGTGGCACTCAGCGCACAGCGGGATAATGTTGCTTGTGTCATCACTTCCGCCGAGCGACGACGGGACAATATGGCAACGCTGGCAAGACCGAAGGCAACCGCAACGCCAGCAGCGAATGTCTGCTGCATCCCAATCAACGCCGATGTCGCCTTCGTAAACACGCGTACGCCAGTACGCAACCGCGTCTTTCACCCACTGCTTTACTTTTTTGCGGCGACGCACCTCGCGTTCACTCGCTATTCCAAGACTGCAAAGATCTGAAAAGCAATCGTCATTCATCACAGAATCTCCATTCGCTTGGTGCCTGGCTTCCCCTCGTTGACCACGTACAGATTCCTGCGGGTGCGGGTCACGGCGACGTAGGCAATACGGCATTCCTCGTCGTGCTGCACGGCGTCCTCCTCCCCGGCTGCGACGATGTTGCTCGTCGTGGTCAGCAGGAGAACGTGGTCGGCTTCGGCACCCTTGACCGAATGGATCGTGCCCACGCGCACACGCGGCTCTGAGGCGAGTTCCGCCCCCCACTTGTCGGCCATTCGCTTCCACTGTGCGCCGCCGTCCACCAGCGACACCCACTCACCGGAAGCAATCGCCGCAGCAAGAGCCTCGGTCGCCCCCATAGCCGTCAGTTCGTTGGGGTAGATCTGGTCCCAATGTTTCGCCTCGTCCGGGTTCCTCCATCGCGTCTTCGCTCCGCGAACGAGGATCGCCTGCTTGTGCCGGTCCTTGACCGGCAGCAACTCCAACGCCTTCGCCCACTGGTGCCCGGTGACGGCGTTTCCCTGGCTCAGCGAGTACAGGGCCAGCAGTCCGATGCCCCGGTTCGTGATTCCGGTGTCCGCCGACGCCCACCGCATCGGCTTGCCCTGTGCGTGCATCTCAGCTGCCAGCCGCTTCGTCTGGTACTTGGTGCGGGCAATCAGCAGCCAATCCGCACGCGGGTCAACGCGGGCAACGCCAGCCTCGATGCCGCCGATCTCCGTCACGCTCCCCTCGTGGTCCGCCGGTGCGATGCCCCGGTCGAAATACCCGGTGTGCATGCGACGCAAGCACCGCTCCCCGAGTTCCAGAATCGGGGCAGGGCACCGGTACGACTTCGGCATGGTCCTTTGCTTGTTTGCCTCCCAGCCGAGGAAGCACTTTGAATTGGACCCCGCGTAGCCGTAGATGCTCTGAAACGGGTCGCCAACGACGTAGCACCACTGCACGCTCGGGGCCGAGACGAGCCGCTGGCACACCGCGTCGAGCAGTGGCGATGCGTCCTGCTGCTCGTCGAACAGCCACGCCGAAACGTCTGGCAGTTCGCCCTCCGGTTCACGCCTGCGGACGTCGGTGTCTGGCGTCATCGTCACCCCGGCAAAACGGCAGAGCAGATCCGCGAAGTCCATCCGGCCGTCGAGCCGCTTCCGCGTCTCGTATCGTTCGCATAACCGAACAATCGCGGCGTAGTCGGGCACGTTGTCGTCGACGCTCTTCGCCCTGCGGGCGATCTCCGTGAGCGGCGTCAGGCTGGCCCTCGCAAGGCTCCAGCAGTCCAGCGAAGCCTGGGCCACGGGGTCGCCCAGGTACGACTCCGCGCCCGTGTCCTCGGCAATGACGGTCGCCAGCTGCACGCCGAGTGCCTCAGACAGCCACGCCGTGTCGGCCTTGCTGTTGCCGATGATCTCCCCATGCCCGATCTGCAGGCACCGGTAGACCGTCGAGTGGATGGTGCGAAACCAGCCCTGCTCCGAGAGCAGCCGCTCGTCCACGTTCCACCGGGCGGCGGCCCTGGCGACGGCCTCCCCCCGTGCGGCTCTTGTGAACGACGCGAACCCAAGCCGCAGCGGGTCGTGCAACGACTCAAGCGCGGCGTCCATGATCCTGAGAAGCTCGGTCGTTTTGCCCGTGCCCGCACCGCCAATCAGTCTCGCTGTTAGCATCGCTCACCCCCCCAATGGCTAAATAAGATGGGCAATTTCGCACCTCGAAAATGTCGAAAACGGGAAAATTGTCGCGGCAAAAAGTGTTTTCCCGCACGTTTTCCCGTCACCGAAATGGCTGAAAAACAAGTGCGAAACGCTCCTGGCGGGAAAACCGAGCCGCTAAGAACATGAAATGGGCACACTGAAAATCTCTATATATGTCAGGCGGTTGTCTCAGCGTGTTCGTTCGCGAGCCGCTCCAGCACGCCGAACTCGGCACGCGACCACACGACGTACGACCTCCGCAGACCGCCGGTATGCCGGTAGTCCCGATGCTGGAAGTCCTGCTCGCCGTCGAAGTGAGCCAAGAGCCGCCTCTTCATCGCCAACCGTTCGCCGTTTTCCAGACGGTGCTGACGCTCAATGTCCTCCCACACGCGGCCCCATGCGAACCACAAGGTGCCGTCCTGCCTCCAGGAAGCCCGTCCCGTGGGGTCGGGTACGTCATCATCCGAAGGCTGCGACGCCTGCGACAGGCGATCGTAGAGCCATCCAGCGAGGAGGACGTACCGCAGGCTGCTGGCCCCCGGCCATTCGTGGGCCGGGTTGTCGAGCAGCTTCGCCTTGAGGCCGACCGCCCTGCGGTCTTTGGGGTTCTGGCCCCCCTTGTTGTCCTTGACCTTGTAGCCGCCGTCCCAGATGCGCTTCCACTGGCCCGGCTCCTTGTCGAGCATGACCACCCCGGTTGCCGCCAGCACCGCGCGGGCGACCTTTGTCGCGGAGCAATACTGGTCGACCGTGAGCGAGATGTTCCCCGTTTCGCTGCTCGTCCACTTCCGCCAGGCCGGAACGTGCAGCCGATACTCCAGCGGGTCGGAGTGCACGACCGTCAGCCGCCACTCGCCCGGCCCCCACTCGGGATCCGAGTCGGATTCGGGCACCAGCGGCGCGAATGACAGCCCCGTCTCGGTGAAGACTCGCATCTCCGTTGCCGCCGGTTTCGCCGCAACCGCACGCGACGAGGGAGTCGGCGTCGGCTCCTGCTGCTGGGCCTGCTCAATCGCCGCCGCCTGCGATATCCCGGCCGCCCGCGTCTTGCGGACGAACTGGATTGCCGACCGGAAAATAGACACCGCCTCGGCGTCATCCATCGGCGGCTTGCACTGCACTAGGTTGACCATGCGAACCTTGGTCAGCAAGTCTTGCTGCTCGACCGAATCGTCGAGGTCGGGGCCGCACCGGAACGCTTCGCGAACGGCGAACCGATACACGAGATCATTCCGCCCCCCCTCCTTGACGTCCTTGTGCAGGACCAGCCTTGCGGGTTCACGGGCCGCGACGGTCCTGGTGCCCGTGCCATCGTCGTTCCACAACAGGTTGACGAGACGTTCCGGCAACTCCTGAAGCTCGACGTCATCCGGCGACATGCCCGGCACCCACTCGTACCGCTTGCCGGTGTGGTGCACGCTCGGCGGAATGACGGACTGTGCCGCCCTGTCTCCGTTGCCGATGCGAACCTCGATGCCGTTGACCTTGCGGACCGCTACGGCGGGGAGGTTTTCCGACCACCGAAACAGCCGGTGCGGGCCGCGCCCCGCCGTGTAGGTCGGCGTCCAGATTTCACCCAGGCCGAGGGCGTCCCACGCCGCCTTGGCATCGTCGCCGTCAAGCTCGACGTCAACGACTCCGCTGCGAGGGCCGAGGAGCAAGCCGATGTTCACCGGCTGGTCGCCGTCGAACCAGCCAGCGACGGCATCCGCGTCCGAAGTCGCACGCAGCTGCCATTGCTCGCCGACCGGATGCTTGCCAGGTGTGCCGCAGTCGCGGCCCTTCCAGCACGTGCATACCGTCGGCTCGACCACTCCCCACAACTTCACGATCTGCCAGCCGCGAGCCGCGTAGCTTGCAGCCAGATGCCCGATATTCGTAGCCACGATCTTCTCCCTGTGTGTGTGAAAGCCGGGGCCGCTGCAATCCGTCACAGCGGCCCCGGCGCGGCGTCCATGCCTCAAGCCGCGTCCTGCGGCACATCTAGCTGCGTGTTGACCTTGCTCAGCGGCACCGTGTAGAGCCGCTTCACGATCTCGCCCTCTTCTTTGCTGATGGTGCCAATCAGCTTCGGCACGATCTGCGAGTAGGGCTGGCCCCCGGCGTTCTCGACCTTGTCGAGCGTCAGACTCACGACCGCCCGAAAGTGCGGCACCGAGAGCCGCTTCACGAACGGCGTGACCGTCTTCAGCGATCCGACGCCAGCGGACACAAGCAGCGGCCAGGCTTCGTCGGCACGAAGAATCGCCATCAACCGCGACTCCTTGCACCGCTTGCCGCGACCGCTCGCACTCGTGCCGTACTGGTTGTACGGAAGCCGAGTCCAGTCGTAGAGCCGGTCGCCGATGCGGCACGACTCCAGGGCGTCCTCGTCCAGGTCGCCGATGTCCTCGTTGACCCTCGTCGCGGTCATGAGGTCGTACGACACCAGCACCGGAGACGCCTTGCCCTGCGGCTCTTCGCTGCCCCACAGCGTGCCACGCACGCCGTAGTACACGAGGATGCCGTCGATGCTCTTCGCGGACTGCTCGTTGTTGCCAGAGTCAGTCCAGCTCCACACCTTGCCGCCGCCCGCAGGCGTCGGCACCCTCGGCAGATCGGACGCGTTGAGCGTCTCGCCCGGCCCGAGGTTTGCCATCAACGCCTCCCGCACGTCCGAGTCGGGACGCAACGCGAGGAACTTCGACTCAACGCCCGTAATCAACTCACCTGTCGGTGTCATGAAACACTCCTTTGAAGTTATGGAACCCAAACAATCTAGCCGATGGCTCGATGCGACAGCCGCATCTCGCGATACTCAGAAACCAATCCATCGAACGGCGTGCCAGCGGCCAGGCTTTCGCCGGTTGCCTCTTGCCCGCGCCGCTCCTCAACGAGCCACGCCTTGAGGCTGGCCGTGTTCACCGAGACAAGCTCAGGGCACTCGGCCTCCGCAATCTCTACGACCCGCTCCTTGTGTTCAGCCGGAATCGAGACGCTGAAAAACTCCCGCATGAACCAAGACTTGCCAGCCGCCCGGCACCCGTCGAGACCCGACGCCGCCAGTGCCTCAACGGCCAGCGACTCCGCGTCCTTCAGTTTGCCCGAGATGATTTTGACCTCGGCCTCCATCTTGGCCTTGTCATCCTGCAACTCAGCGACCCGTTCCAGAAGCCTGGACAGCCGCTGGCCGTCAACCTCTTCCGCGATACTCATGCCACCGCTCCTTTTCTCGGCGATAGTTTCTGCAGCACGGCCTCCACGACGTTTCGACGTTCGCGGAGTGCTGCGTATACCTGTTCGTCCACCGTGCCCTTGCACACTAGGTGGTAATACCGAACGCACCGCGTCTGCCCCGGTCGCCGCAGCCGGGCCAGACTTTGCTCGTAGTCGCCCAGCGAGTAGCCGAGCGAGTAGTAAAAGGCGTAGGCCGCGCGTGAGCAGTCGATGCCCACGCCGCCCGATTGCATCTGCACGCCAAGCACCACGGCGTCGCCTGCCTGCCACCGTTCCAGGTCTTTTCGCTCGCCCGACACCTC